GTTTTATATTTGACAATGCCGCAAAAAATGAGGAATCGAAAGATTCAGAAACGCGGTTTTCATTGTCCTGACATTATAATTTTTAAACCAAATTCAAAATTCAATGGAATGTTTATTGAATTGAAAGTAAATTCACCTTTTAAAAAAGACGGCTGTCTTTTGAAATCCGAACATTTGGCAAATCAACAAAAAACAATTGACCAGTTAAACGAAATGAATTATTTCGCAACGTTTGCTGTTGGATTTGAGGAAACAAAAACTTTAATCGACTGGTATTTATCACTGAAATAATTTTTATATTTGCAAAAGTTACGCTTCGACAATATAGTAACTGAAAAAATTATTGCCTGACTAATTGAACGCGAAGTCGAAGCCGCAAGTAAATTGGTCAGGCTTTTTTTTATTCAATTTTTTAACAATGGCAATCGGAAAAAACAAAATTATCGTTTACGCTGACTGGATCAGTTTATTCGATAAACTAACAAACGAAGAAGCTGGTAAACTGATTAAACATTTTTTTAATTACGTTAACGATTTAAACCCAGTTTGCGACGACAGATTAACTGAATTATTGTTTGAACCAATAAAGGCGACATTGAAACGTGATCTTCAAAAATGGGAGGAAAAAACAGACGTTAACCGCGAAAATGGTAAGAAGGGAGGTCGACCAAAAAAAACCGAAGAAAACCCAAATAAACCGAACGCTTTTTTTGAAACCCACAATAACCCAAAAAAAGGCGTTAGTGATAGTGTAAGTGATAGTGTAAGTGTAAATGAAAGTATTTCTTTTAAAAATGAACTTTTGAATTTAAACTTTAACGAACAACTTGTCGACGAATGGCTGTCGATCCGTAAAGCAAAAAAAGCGAAGAACACTGAAACGGCTTTGAAAGCTTTTATTCGTGAAGTTAAAAAAGCAAACATTCCAGCAAACGATATTTTACAAATTTGCGTCGAGCGAAGCTGGTCAGGATTTGACGCTACTTGGTTAAACAATTTAAACACAAACAAAAATGGAAACACACAACAACCAACTAACAACGAGGAACGAAGACGAAGCTATCTTGAAAGAGTTCTTTACGGAAGTAATGAACCAATTGACAGCGAAAGGTCACAATTTGGCAAAGATGACAGCGCCTTTGATGCTGTCGAAATCGTCGAAAGTTGAAGAATCGCGTGAAGAATGTATTCGAATTTTGATTTCAAGTTGTGAAGTATTGTTCGGTCTTCGCGCCGAAAATTTGACACCTGAACTTTGGAACATTGCATTTGCTTCGATTTGCGAACGTTTCAAAGGCATAACCATATCAGACATTCAAAATTCATTTAGGTACGCTGTAATCGAAAAAAAAGCGTATCAAACGCTAACACGCGACGAACTTCTTCAACCAATTTCTGAATATTGGAAGAATAAAGTCATTTTGTTAAACGAAATTGACCTTATTCGACAGAAAAACGAAAAAGAAATTCAATCAATTCGTGAGGAAAATATGTTTAGACAAAAAGCGAAAGAAATTTATTTGAAATCTTTGGAAGCTGGTCACTGGATCGGTGACGAATTTCACGCTGACGCAATCGCTCGAAACTTTTCCGAATGTTTCAGTCAAGAAGACAAGAATGAATTTATGCGTTGCGCCAAAATCGAGTTTGCTCAAAGAAAAAAAGCCGCTGAAGATAATCAATTTGAACTTGTTCCCAGTTGGCAAAAGATATTTTCACGCGTTTTTATTGAACATTGCGTCAAGAAACGAATGAAATTTATTGCTGTCTAAAAAAAAATAAAAAAATTATTTGTAATTAATTAGAAATAATTATATTTGCTGAAACAATTAAACAAAACACAATGAATTCAATGACAATTTCAGAACTTAAAAACTGGTTAAAGGCGAACAAATCAGTCATTTCAAACAAAAGTTTGAAGGTTCAAACACCTTTCGTTTCGCAATCGTTTAACACTTTGAAGACTTTCGGTGAATTTATTCTTTCAATCGAAACACAATGTTCTTCAGCGTCAATTTATTCTTATTCAACAAATGGCGTTACTTTCTCAAGTCTTGACAAAGATTTTTCAGTTCTTGAAAATGAAAGTGTGAAAGCGATCCAGTTCACGTTTGGCGGTATGCTGAACGAAAAGCAAATTCAAAACATTGCGAGTTTAAAAACTTTACGCTCGAAAAACCCACGAAAATACTAAAAATTTTTATTAACCAAAAATCACAAACAAATGAGTAATTTAACTTTAAAGTCAATCTTTGAAAAAGACGCGGTGAAATCCAAAATGAATGAACTTCTTGGTAGCCGCGCAACTGGATTTGTTACTTCAGTTTTGCAAGTAACGTCGAACAACACGCTTTTATCAAAAGCTGAACCAATGTCAGTTTATAACGCGGCAATGACAGCGGCGGCGTTGGACCTTCCAATTAATCAAAATTTGGGTTTTGCGTGGATCGTTCCGTACAAAGGTCACGCTCAATTTCAAATGGGTTGGAAGGGTTATGTTCAACTTGCACAACGTACTGGTCAGTACAGCAAAATAAACGTTGTTAGAGTATACGAAAACCAGTTCAAAGGATTCAGCGCGTTACACGAAGAACTTGACGTTGATTTCAACCTTGCGCCTGAAGGTGCTGTTGTCGGTTATGCGGCTTACTTTAAACTAATCAACGGATTTGAAAAAACGACTTACTGGTCAAAAGACCAAGCAACAGAACACGGAAAACGTTTCAGTCAAACATTCAACAACGGACCTTGGAAATCAGATTTTGACGCAATGGCAATGAAATCATTGTTGAAAAATACGCTTTCGAAATGGGGAATTCTTTCAATTGAAATGCAAAAGGCAAACAAAGTTGACCAAGCTGTCGTAACTGATTTTGAAACTGACGACGTTGATTACATTGACGCTGGTGAAGCTTTGCCAACAATGTCAAACACCGACCTTTTAAAAGCAAAAGCCGAAATAAAAGCTGGAAACACAACAGCGGAAAACGTTTCAAACCTATTTGATTTAACTGAAGAACAACTTAATGAACTTGCAAATGAAAATTAAAAAATTTCGTTGTTCGTCTTTTGGTCGTTTAATGACTGGCGCGGTACTTCCAACCGCGTCACGTCTGACCGAAGCACAACAAAAAGAACTGACAACACTATTGGAAAAAGTAAAACTTACTGACAAACAAGCGGAACGTCGCGACGAACTTATTTCAAAGCGTGACACGCCTATTGAACCGAAGCTTTCTGAAGGTGCGAAGACTTACATTCAAGAAGAATTTTTAAAAGAACGTTTTGATTACGGATTCAGATTCACGAATCGTTTCATTGAAAAAGGAAAAGAGGTTGAAGAACGTTCAATTCGTCAGGTTGGTTTGTTACTCGGTTATCCATTTGCAACAAAAGCACCTGAAAAATATCTTGAAAACGATTTTCTTTGCACTTCAGGTTATGACTGGAAAGTTAAAAACTTTGTGTTCGACCAAAAAAACGTTTGGAATCCTTCAGGCTTGAAGCTGTTTGAAAATGACAAAGACCTTCAGGTTTATGAATGGCAAATTCGCGGTTATGCAATGCTAATCAATGAACTTGAAAACGGATCAATCAACGCTGGTGCTGTCATTCGTTCGTTAATGAATCCGTCCGCTGAACTTATTTTCAAACAAGCGCGTCTTCTTTGGGTTGAAGCTGGAAACAATTACAACGACGAAATGCCTGAATCGTTTCTTCTTGAGGTTGAAAAAGAATTTGATTTTGAAGGTAAGTTTCCAAACATTGCTGACCGCGTTCGAATTCACCGCGTCGAATGTACACAAGAACATTTTGAATTGATTCGTATTTATGTCGCACTTGCTCAAAAATATTACGATTCACTTCAAACAATGTGCGAAAACGTCAACACTAACGAAATAAATTTCTTTAAAAATGAGAATTAACAAACAAACAAAACTTGAAAAAGACTTCATTGAACGCGTCAATCAATTTGCGGCGCGTTCAGGAATGTCACCAGCGTCAATAATGCGCGAAATAGGAAACACCAATTCGAAGAAGTTCAAAGATTTTATTGAAGGAACTGGATCAATAACTTCGCGAACAATGGGTTTAATTTCAGATTTCATTGATAATAACAAACTAAAATCAAAAAAATGATTGAATTACTTATTTCAGAAAATCAAATCAAACGCGCAAAAAAGTTGTATTCCTTCAACAATTTGAACAATTCAATCACGAAAGGAAAAAGCGAAATTTTTGGTGCTGTTGGTGAAATCGTCGCGCTTGACTTTTACAATAGAGAAAGTTTAAACGCCAGTTATGTCGGTTCATTTGATTACGACCTTCGAGTTTATGACAAACGCGTCGACGTGAAAACAAAGAAAGTAAATAACGCGCCTGAATTGAATCACAACGCAACGATTCCAGCTGTCAACACGAAACAAAGAACTGATATTTATTTGTTCGTTTATGTTCTTTCAGACCTTTCAAAAGCTTTTCTTGTTGGTTGGCTTCCAAAAGATTTATTCTTTGAAACAGCAACGCTTAAACGCAAAGGTGAATTCGACGGAAATACTTCTTTTCAATATCGCGCTGACACTTATTCAACAACGTTAGACAAACTTTACGCTGTCAAATGAAACTACTATTTAAAATTATTGTTCACGCACTCGCCGCGTTTGGCGTGTTGCATTTATTATTTAACACTTAAAACAAAAAAAAAATGGCACAAACAGCAATTGAATGGTTGGAAGATAAATTTCAAAGTTTAGGATTTGATTTTGAACATATATTAAAACAAGCCAAAAAAATGGAGGAAATAGAAAAACTTAAACGTCAATTATTTATGGGAAAAGTTTCTGAAATAATTGGAATGAATAAAACTATTGAACTATGGAAGGAATGTATTGAAACCTTTAAATCAGAATAAGATGAAACAAACAGCAGTAGAATGGTTGATAAGTAAATTAAAAAACTTAGATGCCATTGATAATAAAGACATTAAACAAGCCAAAGAAATGGAGAAGGAGCAGATAATTGATGCAAGAGATGCATTATTTAATGGAACACCTGAACAATACTACAACGAAACCTTTAAATCAGAATAAGATGAATAAAAAAGTAATAGAAAATCATATTGCCTATTGTGAAGAGCAGTTTAAGATATGCAATAGAAAATCAAATAAGTTAAAAACTTATTACTTCAAAAAACAGATTGAAGTAGCAAAAAGAAAATTATTAACCTTTAAATCAGAATAAGATGGAAAAACAAGTTAGTGCAGTAGAATGGTTGGAAAATGAATTTCAAGAAATCTGTAAAGATTTTGGGGGTCTTCATACAGATTTTATTGAAAGATTTGAACAAGCCAAAGCAATGGAAAAGGAGCAAATCAAAAATAGTTACCACTCAGGTGCTATTGATGGATTTAATTTTAGAACTACATCAATATCCCCCAATTCAGAACAATACTACAACGAAACCTTTAAATCAGAATAAGATGGAAAAACAAG